CTTGCGTCGTCTCCACTGATTGCGTTGTTAAGCAGTGCACGTCTTGTTACGATGTGCGAGCTTCCGAAGAGACCGCTGATCGTTGTCAATGCTGCAGCAAGACCAGACTGCTTCATTGCACTATTGTAATATCCTCCGGTTGCTGTGTTTGTAGAGTTCATCTGTCCTTTGTATAGGATCTCATCAGGCAATACAATTGCGTGATGTTTTGTCAGTTCTGTATCTCCTGTATGAAGGAAGATGTCGAAGCCGGCAATACGCCAGTTCTTTCCTCCCATTGTCCAGTAGTCACCGACATATAGATCTTCAAACGTGCCGTCACTGATTGCTTTGAATTGTGCAGCGGTCACGCTCGTTCCTAAGAACTTGCCTCTGAAAACACTGTTATGTGATCCTGCGTTTGCATAGATCAGCGGAGAGAGATCTTCTGCAGTATTCTTCTGGGCTGCATCAATCTCATTGATTGCTGATACGATTGACTCTTTGTCTGTCGTGCTGAGCCCTGAGATGTCTCCGGTCATTGCTTTTCGTAATGATCCAAGCTTGACCGCTTTTACTCCGGATCCGTCCGCAAATCTTACGATGACCAGATCGTCGTCGGATCCGACCAAGTCAGCGAGCGTGAGCTCGTTGATCTTGGATGTTTCGATTGAAATAACGCTCATTTTTTTGTTCTCCTCTTCTTTTAGATTTCTTTATACTTCCAATCAGCCAGGATTGCCTTGCCGTCGTCAGTAACAATTAATGCTCCGGTGTCCGTGGTGATTGGGACGGACAGCTGGTTCTTAAGGACCATTTTTTCAAGCAGTGAAAGACGCTCATCAAGCTCGGTTGTTTCCTCTGTCAGCTTGGCTGCTGCGTCTCCGTCTAGTTTTCCCACGATAGTTGTATACCAGTTATTAAATGCAGTCTGCCGCTCTGTGTACCATGTCTCGTAGTTCTGCTCGCGGTTTGTCTCCCACGTGCTGAATTGTGTTTCTTGATCTGTGAACCAGGTTGTGATCTCGACTTCTTTGTTTTCCTTGAATTGTTTGAAGTAGCTTTCAAACTGTGCCGCAAATTGTGAGAAGTCCATCTCCGTTACGGTTGACGCTACAATTCCGCAGTCTGCAGATGTCCGTGTGTCTGTAATGTCTGCCTGTGTGATCTTTGTTGCTCCTGCGTTGACAGCTATATTTGCAAGCCGCAGATCATAGACTCCGTTTGCTCTGACTATGCTCGGGGCTGTCGGATTTGCTGAGCTGCTTCCCTGGATCAAATTGAGGCTCATGACGCGGTTCGTGTCGTCCCTGCGTAAAACGATCGCGTCGATTCGTGACAGCGTTCCTGAGGCCGCAGAAACGTCCAGGCTGGCGTCTGTGTCTGACATTGCGACCTTCCCGTTGATGTTTCCATATCCGGATCCAATCGTGACTGCCATTCCGGTTCCTTCTTTGACTTCGAAGTCTCCGGTGAATATTCCATTAGTAAAGAATTTTTTTAACCAGTTCTCCATTGACGAGGCATCATATTTTCTGTCCCCGTCTTTTGAGTTGTAAAAGAATGATGTTATTGCCATGTTTTATTCGCTCCAATCTATTGACTCCGGTAGTGGATCACCGAATGTCGGTACTATGTACATGTTTTCGTGCTCATATACTTCCTGAATTTCTGTGATCCTTTTGTTTATTCGAAGATCCCATTTCTTTTTTTCGATCGTTACGATGTCGCCTAGATCGTAATCGGTTTTATACGTGAAATTTATTGATGGATTGACGTCTGCTTCGAATGATTCGCTTTCGATATTCTCAGCCAGCTTCTCGTTCCCTCGCTGGATCAATGCGGCAGTGTATTGTGCATCTGTTAGATCTCCGCGCTGGATGTCCTTGGCGTCAACGAACAGTTCTCGCAGTTCGAGTCCTTCTCCGGATCCAATTGTCACGTATGTGCGTGAGGTTCCTTCTCCGTCTCCGCCAATAACCGCGAATGTCCGCAGCATCTGGTTATTGAATTTATAAGTAGCGTTCTCCAGGTTGCTGTATAGTTCGGAAAATATGACGCGCGCATTTGCTGTCTGGCTGTAAGAATGATCCGTTCCTTTGTATGTCTGAAATAAGATCTTTTTGTTGTCAAAGTCTGGATAGAACCGGAAGCCGATATTGCTGGAAATGGATAGCTTCTCTTCGTATGTCAGAAGATTTTTATATGTCGCCTGAAATTCCACAGTATCTGTGTACCCGTTAAGCGCTCCAAGCTCGACCAGCGGGATCGCTGTCGCGTTGCTGAGCAATGTCCGCATGGCCACTTCCGTCTTTCCTGAGAAGTTGTAAATTCCTTTTATCAGCCTGCGATCCATATACGATGAAAGGAACCGGCCTTTAATGGTCAGTTCCCTCTTCGTTGCGGAGTCTTCTTTTTGTATGTCTTCGATCACTCCGGCTTCTTTTGATCCTGCCTTTGTGACGATGTTTCCTGCTGCTAAAAGTGCCAGGTTCTCGTCTGTGATTGGGACGTGCATTTCAAAATTACCAGGCTCATAGAATTTTCTATTCCAGAGCAGGCTTGTAGCATTGTCGATCTGTCCCCTGCGTAATAGATCAGCTCCATAGATTTTGATTTCCATTTTTATACTCCTACATAGTGAAGCCGATATGAAATCGTTACGTTCATGTTATCTGCTCCGCTGTCTGCATCGTATTTGAAAGTATTAGATCCATGGACCAGCTGCATAAATTGCGATTCGTCGCTGAGGTATTCGTTGATCGCTGTCTTCACTCCGTTGTGTGTGAGATAGACGTTCTTTTTATTTGTGTCCGTTGTGATCGTTATGATGTCTCCGACCACCATGTTCATCGGATTTGCTGTCGTTCCGATCTGCAGCTTCTGATCTTGTTCTATCAGCAGCAGTGACGGATTCGTTACGGACCCATCGACCGTGATCGTTGCTGTTATTCCGATGTAGTCTGCTGCAGAGTCGTTGTCGATTTCTTTCAGCGATGATTTTATTCTGGTCCCGAATTCTTCTCCTACGTCTATGAATTCATGGATCCATTCGAATTCAGACTGCCACCCTGCCATTTGTATATCGATGTCGTATAGGTCTTTGAAGAATGGATCAGGGCAGATCAGTGAGATCGTAGCCATGGCGGATTCGTTCGCTCCGTCAATGTTTACGCTCTCGACGTAATAGTCGATTGTGCGTTCTTCGTCTCCTTCGGTATAGATCAGAGTTCCGATTCCCTTCGGTTTGAATATTGTATAAAGGATCTGTCTGTTTTCCTTGTGGTCGCTCTTGTCTCGAAGCGTCAGAACAATATTTCTTTTTTTCGTTGTCGTTCCAAGGTACGTTGATCCGTCGGTCATGGTGTTGTCTGTGACTGCGACATTGTTGTCAAATGAAAACATCCCGCTTGCCTCCGTCAGGAGCCATTGGTTGAATTCCTCACCAAGCGTGATCGAGACGTTGTTCTCGTTTGTGCATTTGATCGTTCTCGTCATTTACTTGGCTCCCTTCAGTGACAGCACCATGTTGCGTGTTGCGTTCTTTGTTAGTCTTGCGGATTCGCTCGGATCCAGTGCCTTCGGACTGTAATAATTGTTGTTCTGTGTAAATCCGTTCCCGTTCTTGACTGCATCTTTGATCATTCCGAAGAGGGTATCTTCTCCGATCAGCATTTCGCCTTCGGCTGCATCTCCGACGCCTATTACCTGCGGGCTATTGAATACAGCACCGGATTTGGCTGCTCTTGCGTACCAGTCAATACCTATGCTCGGCCATGAACCACTGAAAATATCCGTGATTTGCCAATCGCTCGGGTTCAATGAAAAGTGCGGCAGTGGAATGCTCGGCCAGTGCCAATCAAAATTGAACAGGCCTTTGATCCAGTCAATTGCTCCGGAGAATGTGTCCTTGATTCCGTTCCAGATTCCCTCGACCGGTGCGCTTACTGCGTCCCATATTCCCTCGAAAAATCCGGAGACGGTATCCCATACGCCTTTGATTACATCCCAGGCTCCGGTTACAAATCCAGAGACGCCATCCCATATTGGTCCGGCGACTGCGGCGATTCCGTTAAACAGCGCAGAGAAGAATGGCTCTACAAATTGCCAGACTGCCTGGATCGTATTCCATGCCCCTACTACGACCGCGCCTATGATTGCAAATACCACGCCGACCGTTGTATTGATTGCATTGAATAGTCCTTCAAAGAATGGCTGGCATGCGGTCCATGCGGGCTGTATGACGTCGTTCCATGCGCTTGTTATGAATGAACCGATTGCTCCGAAGACGGTGCTTGTAATGGCTTGTATGCCCTGGAAGAGCGCCGTGAAGAATGGCTCGCATGCGGACCAGATCTCCTGGGCTTTTGTCCATACACTTCCGATGACCGTTTTTATTCCTTCCCAGATCGGTCCTGCAACTGATTTGATCGTATTGAAGGCGGTCGTTACTCCGTCTCTGAACCATGCACAGTTATTCCACAGGAGAATTATTGCGGCGATTGCTGCGGCGATTCCGATTACGACGGCGCCGATCGGGTTAGCTGCAAGGACCGCGTTCAGTGCGCCCTGTACAGATCCCCATGTGCGGACGGCGCTTATTACTCCGCCGACGACGCCGGTGACCTTCGTTACTACAGCCATGACCGGTCCTACTGCTGCGGCCACTCCTGCGATCTGAATGATCGATGTCTGCATCGCTGGATTCAGTGAGTTCCATCCGTTGCTTATGCTTTTTATAATATTTCCGGCTCCGCTCAGCACTCCTGTGATCAGTGGTGCGGCTGAGTCGACGATGTCTGCTCCGGTGACTTTTACCTGGTTCAGGACCTCGGTGAATTTGTCGATCGGATCTTCTGTATCTTCAAATGTCTGAGAAACAGAACCGGTAAAATCTGACAGGCTTCCTGTCAAATTTTCGAGGTTCAGCTTTCCGTTCTTTGAGGCGTTGTAAATCGCTGCTCCGGCTTTTGATCCAAACAGATCATATGCTGCAGACAGTTTGTCTGTGTCTGATCCATTTCCCTGCATCGTCTGGCTGAACTCGCTGAGCTTGTCGTTCAGCGAGACGCCGTCTGCTGCTGCTTTCTTCATCGCGGTCTTGAAGCCCATTAACATCTGCGTGCTATCCATGCCGGCCATGTCTACCTGGCCGAGGAAGTTTGCGGATTCTGCTGCGCTCATTCCCATTTCGTTAAAGTATGCCGCGTTTGTGGACATCTCGGAGCTTAGTGTATCGACCGAGACTCCTGTCTTCTGACCGACCGTGTTCAATGCGTCGAGGATCCCACTTGTGTCTGAAGCGTTCAGTCCAAATGCCGCGACCACTTTGCTTACGCTGTCGACCGATGTCGAGACGTCTGTGTTGTTGATCTTGGCAAATTTTAAGAAGTCAGTTGATAGTCCTTGGAGCTCGTCTCCGGTTACTCCGAACCGTGTATTTACTTCGCCGACTGCGTCTCCGGATTGCTGGAGGCTTACAGGGAGCGATGTTGAGATCCCCTTTGCAATGTCCTGCATCGATTTCAAAGCATCGCCAGTGGCTCCTGTCTTCGTTGTAATGGTATCCATCGCATCATCGACGGACTTCCATGCTGCGACTGCGGCGGTTGCTGCGCCGACAAGCGGAACCGTCAGGCCTTTTGTAAGAGTCTTAGATTCTCCCAGCGATTTGCTCATAGCTGAGCTCAGGCTCGTTCCTGCGGCTTTGCCGGCCGAGTCTCCGGCTTCGGTTGATGCTCCGGTCATCTCTTCCGTGATTGACGCCTGTGCGCCCTTCATTGTCGGTATGATCGTGATCGTCGCTTGCGCGACCTCTACCATTTCAGCCATTGTGTTCTCGCCTCTTTTCTTCAAACCACTCATGAAGTTTGGCTGCTGGTAATGCGCCAGATCCATAGTGTCGTTTATTGTCGTCTGTTTTTGCTTTTTGTCCTGGTCTTGGATATGGCTCAGGAACGGTTGCTCTCTTCCCGCTGGATAGTGCGACCAGGTTCGCGTTCAATAGTGCGAGCACGTCGTATATGTCAGCCAGGATCGCATTCGTCTTTGTCTGTGAAGACCATTCTGAGACCTCCGGTTTTGTTTCTTGGCATGTTGCTGAGTCTGTGCTCAGATTTCTCACAAAAGATGCGAGCGCATCCCATGAAAGGGTGCGCCCGACATCGCTTAGCTCGTGACCTGTCTTCGTGATCAGATCGTACTCTACGGCCTGCCTATGCTGTGAGATGTATGCGGCCAGGCCTGTTATTCCCCCGCTTTGGAGTTCTGTCCGTTCTGCTCATACCTGAAATACGCTTTCACGATTTCAATGTATCCCATTTCGCCGAGCTTCTCTCGGCCGATGTCTGGGCATTCGCGCAGTACGAATTTGCAGCAGAGCACCGCCTGTTCTTTCAGCGGTGTGTCGTCTTTGATTCCGGAGACCTCCTCGATCTCTTCGATGGACATCTGCCCGATCGGTTTGATCGTATAGGTTCCCTGATCTCCTTTGATAGAGAATGCGGTGCGCTTCTGAATGTTGAATTCAGTCATTTAATTCACGCCCCCACCTTTGCTCCGTCGTCTGTGATCAGTTTGAAGCCATCGTTGACAGCGGTGATCGTTGGCGTCCAGGTGATTGCTTCTCCTGGTTTGAATGCGATCTTGTCGACAGATGTGATCTGTCCTTCTCCGCCGATTCCGATCATGTCGTCTCCGTCCTTCATCAAGAACAGATACATTTCAGGATCTGGCAGTGTGCTTGCGGACAGGTTTGCTGTGATCAGTGCTCCGTGGTCTGCTGTCGCTGCAGTTGCTATGACGTTTTCGGATCCGAGTACTGTCTTCAGTGTCTCTTCGGTTGTGTCGATCAGTGGTGCTCCGATTGTCTCGGAGTGCTCTGTCATAATGATCCGTTTAACTACGTTCGCCCAGTTCTTGAGCAGGTCTGTCTTCTTATCTGTCGCCAGTGAGATTCCGTCTGCAGAAACATCGCCGACTTCCTTCCACGCTGCGTCCAGCTTTGTCGCTGGGGATGTTGGTAATGCGGTGCCCACAGGTGCGTGGTACATCATGCCGGTTGCGAGGCCGGTGCCGAGTTTAATATCGCTCATTTTTTATTCCTCCGTTATATGTTTGTTTTTTCCTGGTGCGCTGTCACGATCAATCGTGCCGAGCACATGGCCAGGTCTGGACGGACTGGATCTTTTCCCCAGGAGCCGCTCGTATTTACTTCAATGTGACGGATCGCAGTTGTCTGCTCTTTCGCCACCTGTCTCAGGACGCCGATTGCGTTCCTGATCGTGAGGTCTGCTTCTGCTTCCGTTGACGCTCTTGCATCGAGTGCGATTTGGAATGTGTCAATGGTGTCTTTGTCGGTTCCTCCGACTCGTTGCACCAGTACATTTGGCAGTGTCGGTTTTTTTGGAAATGGCCGGCAGTATGCTTTGATGTTTCCTTTTTCGATCGCTGTCCGGACCTCTTCTTCGATGTCTATGCTTCTCAGGATTTCCATTGCCATTTACTTCACCGCCTTTGAGAGTGCTTTGTCTTCGGATTCTGCGACCATGGAGTTGTGATCGGTAGTTGTTACGCTGGCCACCCATCTGCCTCCGCCATAACCGCCTTTCCATGTATGCGCTGCGAAGCCTTCGCCGCCATGTGTGTTGTTTGCGTTTGCGCGGTCTTTCATTTCGTCTGCTTTTTCTGCGACCAGTGTCTGTACTCCAGATCCATTTAAGATCTGGCGGAAACCGTCAGAAATAAATTTCAGCCTGATCTGTGTCGTCATCCTTGCCACCTCTGCAGATTCAGCTGGATATGATCCAGCGCTCCTGTCGCTGAGGGCCATGTTTGCGGTTCTCCTGTGATCGTGTAGACGTTTCTGTTGTACTCGATTCTGTCGCCCGCTTCGATGTCGGATCCTGCTGGCATATAGCATGTATACGATTCTGAAATTCCGAGGACTCGCCCGTCTTGTGACAGGCTTGTCGTTGCTGGCTGCATTGAGCAGTGCTGGATCTCTTTTCTGTCTGGATCGCTCCAGTCTAGTATTTCAGATCCGCGTACTGTCTTCGCCGTTGGCCTTAGTCTCGTGACCGTCTGTGTTGCAAATGTCGAGAGCATTAAAATACCCCCTGCAGGCGATATGGTGCCAGGACCTCTTTGTTGTCGTCAGGCAGTGCGGTTGCTCTTGCGGAATTGATCCAGTTTGAGTTGTACGTTACGGCTACGCCGCCCGCAGATTCAGATTGGACTCCTCCTGGGCTTACCAGTGCATGTGTTACGCGATGAGCCACCAGCTCTTTGATGCCGTCTGTGAGCTCCACAGGTAGCCCTGCGGCGTAATCAATGACGATCCTGCTGTATCTTTCCAGGCCATTCATATTTACGTCGTACAGGCGCAGGATTCCGTCTGTTTCGCATGTGTATGTACTGACGCTCGTCCCAGTCCATTTTCCTTCGTTGTCTTTAGTTGCTCCGATGATCACCGATTTGATCTCCGTGACGTATTTCGCTGGGAGCTGGATCAGCATGTCGTGATCGATCAGAGAAATATTGCGGCTCTGCAGTGTGTATTCCGCTTCGCATTCCAGGTTCGTTGAAAGATGCCAGCCTACGTAATTACGGATTGCGGATTGCGCTGCTGCAATCGCTGACGCGATCCGGACGTCTCCGCTGTATTTGTTTGCTGTCATTGTGTTGAATTCTTCAGCGCTCAAGATCGTGACTGGGAAAC